AAATCTAATACACCAGAGCTAACTTCTAATGAGTCAACCTCTGTCATAGTTGGTAGTAAAGTTGTAGTGAATTGGTTAAATACTTTTGTTGCTCCTGAAAGTGTTCCTGTGTTTGATTGTGGTGAATCGTCTGGGACATTACCTGAACCAGTTGTTTCTGTGCCTCCAAGCTTATACCATAGCTTTAGATTTGTAGTTCCTGCACTTGTTACAGCAGGGTCTTGTCTTATTTTAGATGCTAGTATTGCTATATCTGCATCAGATACTTCTGCGTTGTAAATTTTAACATCTGCTATTGCTCCTGTAAAATAGTTAGCTCCTGAACCGTTTGAATTTAAAGCACCAATAAATAAATTATCAGTATTAGTTATGTCTTTACCTGCAATGGTCGTTGTATTTTTTAACTGACCATTAATAAACACTTTCATTTCTGTGTCAGAAACATCATATTGAAGTGCAATATGTGTCCAAACTCCTGCTGTTACTGCACCTGCTGCTGAACCTGCTGTATCACCATATCCCCACTTAACTTGTGAATCGTGTATCCTAAGATAAAATCGTTCTGCACCTGATTCCATAGCACCCACAATGTAAGGGGTTCCACTTATAGTGCCTACAGTAGGATTTACCCACGCAGATATTGTAAAATCATTAGAATTGCCTACTAACGCACGAGGTGATGCACCTGCTTCTATTTTATCATCATTACCATCAAATGACAAAGCACTGTCATTATTAATCTTCAAATTCGGAGGAAGCGCATTAACTACTGAACCGGTTCCACCCATTTCTATTACACCTTCACTAGGAGTAAAAGTGCCATTATTATGAAAGCCACCGTTTATAGTAGTAACTCCACCTGCTTGTTCATACTTACCATCACTGTCTATTACAAGACTTCCAAAACTTATTGAAGGGGATGTATTTCCAGTAATCGCTGCCGTATTTGCACTACCCGAACCATCTCCTATTGTAACATCTCCCGTCACTTCTAATTTTTGACTATCTTGACCTGAATATTCAGTATCAAAAGTTCCTTGTGTAATACTCATATTACCTACAATCTTAAATAAATCTTGTCCACTATTACTCCAAGGCTCATATGTTCGCCCATCGTGTTTAATTATAAATGTGTTGCAAGCAATAGTAATTCCACCTCTATTATCAAATATAGCAGTTGTGTCATAATCTATAATATAATCTCCAGTAATGTTTACTCCATGGTGACCGTGACTATTCATAAAACCATTATTAGTTCTACCTTTAATTATAATATCTCCACCACCTGTACTTGTTATATTAGGAGACGCTTCAGTTCCTTTAGCAGTGATTCCACCAAATATTGTAACATCTCCACTTCCAAATGTAAATGAACCTGCAGATTCTACCCATAGAGAACCTGCCTCTACTGGAGTATGAACTCCGTCTGTTCCAAATATTAATGTAGAATCATTACCTGTTAACGTTCCTGTTACTTTTGTAGCTCCTGCTACTGTAAGTGATTTATTTGATGTATTTGTATCTAATGTAGCTCCTGTTTCTATTGTTAAATTACCACCAAGTGTAGTATTGTGAGTTAATCTAAATCCACTAGTAACACTACCTGTCTTTGTAACTGTTAAATTATGCAAATTACCTGAAGATGCAGATAAACCCATATCTCTATTTGAAAAAGTCTGCATACCTATTATTTCTAAAGTAGAAGTGTTTGATGCTAAAGTTGCATCACTTAAATATATATTTCCACTACTGCCACAGAAAAATTTAAAAGTGCAAGAACCTAAAGTAAGATTTCCAGCAGGGTCAAAATCTGATGCATTTGAACTAGCAGAACCATTAGTAATCGTTGAAGCATTACAATTTAATGTTGCTCCACTTGCTATACTTATTTGTTTTCCTACTGTAAGTGCACGATTACTACTTGCATTTGTGTTAAAAATTCCTTCTGTAATTGTAAGATTATTTGCAATACTTAAATCAATATCTAAATAATGAACATCAGATGAAGAGCCTAAATCAACTTCTAAATTGTTAATACTGCCCGTTCCCTGTTCACGAATATAACCTCCATTGCCAGTAACTTTAATATTTAATGTTCCAGTTATTGTGGCTGTAGGTACAACATATATTGAATATGAACTACCATCTTTATCATCTATTGTAATTGTGTTTCCATTTCCATCAAGGTTTCCTCCATCCTCTATTTTTAAAGAATTTATAGTAGGATTTAATCCACTACCAATTACAGGGTCGTGTGTTACATTCGGTATTACAACATCATCAGTAGCATCAGGTACGCCTCCAGACCAATTAGCTGCTGTATTCCAATCAGTCTCGTTACCACTATCTCCACCTGCCCATGTGTTTGTACCCATTAGGCCACCTCACTTATAAAGTTAAAACTCATTGCGGGGCTAGTGGCTAGACAGTTTAATACCTCCAAGGTACCTCAATCCGCCATTAAATAAATATCACAAGTAGATGTTTGTGTAGAGTGTCCAGTTTGACCGGTTATACCAACAGCTTTAATTGGTGTTGTAGAAATTGCTTTATATGCGCTAGTATTATATGTTACTGCTATATCGTCTCCAATCTGAGTCCAATTAGCTCCTCCAACTGTTCCCGGTGAAGATTTTAATGTACCGTAAACTTTAAAAGTTGCATTTTGGTTACTATTAGAACTTCCTGTATTAAAAATTTGTATACCTATTCTACTCTTACCTTCTACATCTGTTTCTGTCAATACTACTGAAGCTGAAGCTGCAGAAGTATCTTCTACAGTTGCTGTAGTATTACTTGCCGATGTTGTTACTGCAGTTGTGGTTGTCACTCTTAATGAAGTGTCACCGCTACCGTCAGCTACAAACTTATCAAATTCACGTTTTCCGCGTGTGTCGTCTGCTAATGCCATAATTCTCCTTAACTTTTTTACATCGCATCCTTTAGGAATGAATCGATGTATATACCTTTAACACTTGGTAGTATATAAAGGTTGTGGTCAATAAAACAAAATTGAGGGAGGTTAAGGTCCTCCCTCGAACCTTTTGAATAATTATCGACTATAATTATTCTAAGTTTAACTAGATATTACGATAACACCTGATTCTGGTCTGATGACTTTCATACCGTATCTCATAGACATGTATGAACCAACAATTCCGAATCCGGGGTTAGCTTCTTCTACAGTTAATCCTCTTCTTTCTACGTAAGCCAAAGGTTTGATAGACATATCGAACACACCGAATCGGGTGTTTGGTACGTATGCGTTAACGAAAACATTCATTCCGTATAGGCTTCCTACAAGACCTGTTCTAGCTGCACTGGACAAAACGTGTTCGTTGTGACCTTCATAAGCTGCAGAACTTTGGGATTTTACACCACCCATAGCTGCTTCTATTGGAGTTGTGAAGTCTGCTAAGTCTAATAGTAACTTGTAGTGAGATGGGGATACAACAATAGTATCTGCGTTTCCACCTTTTGCACCAATCAATTCAATAGCTTCAGTCAAATCGTTTAGAGCGAAATTAGCAACGGTTGAACCGTTAACTGTATCTGCTGAGTTGAAGTAGTGTGAACCTGCATTAGGTCCCATTAGTTGGAAAGCTGCTGCGTCATACAAACCGTAATCGGTAATTCTTGAACCACCGGAAATGGTTTTTGCGTAGAATGTACCATGGTCGAAGTTAGCGAAAAGTTCTGCGTTAGCTTCAGTTGTGGTTGCTATGACATCAGTTGTTCCGTAAACAGATGATGTCATACCGAATAAAGCGTGAACTGCGTGACCGGTAATATGCCTGTCAACTGCTCTTCGTGCTTCATTCATTGCCATCTCTACTTCGGAGAACCTTGAGTCTTCCATCATTCTACGGGTGACACCTACTGCAATACCGAATTCTTTAACACTTACACGCTCATTTCTGAGGTCTGTGCTTTGGTAAGCAGGAGTTGTTCCTTCATCAATCTCTTCTAAAACCATGCTTTGCTTAGCTACGGTGATATCAATATCTCCACCAGTTTCAGTTGTATATCTTTGTGCAAACATATCGAGAACAGGTAACGATGTTACTCTGTAATCTTGTATTGCGTCTTTGAAATCTACTATTGTACGCTGTGCTGCAGTGCTGGTATAACCATCACCGGATGCTGCGGACGTTAGTATTCCTTCTTTCTTTGTAACCATATTTCATATCTCCTTATTTGAGTAACACCTTCAATAACTGTGCTCCACTTGAGGTGTCGCCGTCTTCTAGACAAACACCTACTGGGTGTGAACCTGCATCGTCGTGTGTGTTAGCATTTGCGGTACCTACTAGACTTCCAGCTGCTACATTCAAGTAGTCGCCCTTACTTGCGTCTTGGTCACACAATGCTCTTACTATAACTCCACTACCAGTAATTACGCTGCAAATTTCTCCACTTGCTGCGGCGGTTAATGCTATACCGGTCATCATGAAATTAGCGGTTGTATCGATAACTGTCCCATCAGTGTGAACCTGAACTGGTTCTCCTGCTACGATAGCTTCTCCTGCTTTGAATGGTAAAATGCGTGCTGGCGCTCCACCATCATTTACTAATATTTCTGTTGCCATATTTTATTCTTCCTTATTTTTTGTACCCAGTAAATCTAAATTCACCGTTTTCCATCGCAAACATGCGTGGGGTCTCATCTTCTGCCTCTACAGGCTTTTCTTCAGCATCATGGGCTTTACCTTTTCCAAAAGTTCTTTCTGAGTCTTCTGGTACTGGTATAGATTCCATAGCAATACTAAATCCTTCTAGCTTTACATCATCCCATAAAGAGAGTTCCTCTACACGAGCATCCTTTTTGTCCTCTTCGAGTCTTCCAAGAAGAGCTTCTTTCTCTAAAATTGTATTAACTAGAGCAGATTTCTTTGCTTTGAGTTCTTCCTCAGAGCGTAGTGCTTCTGCTTCTTCGTATTTTTTTACTAGAGCAAGGGCTTCCTCGTGCTTGGTGTTCAATTCTTCAAAAGATGTTGTCATTTCATCTAACTGAGATTTCATAGAAGCGAATTCACGCTCTGTGATAGTCTCAGCTTCAGATACTGTTGTTTTTTCTTCTTCAGCCATATTTTCTACCTCGCTGTTGTTCCCGTGTGTTTCACAGGCACATGATTCTTTATCGTCGCCGCCACATGAGCCACCACAATCAGAATCTTTTTCACCGAATTCACGGTGTTCATTACAATCACTACCATCAATTGTACATGCGTCACAAACGGGGGTTCTAGTTTCATTATCTATGAAACTTACCTCGATAGGACGAATGTCCGTAGCAAAGGGTTCTCCTAAAACATCGACGTCTTTAGAAAACCAATCAATACTTACATGTGTCATATCGCCGTTTTCCAACTTTCCTAACACTTCACTTGTTTTAGCACTATCTTTAAAGATTTGTGCTAACATTTTAATACCAGTTTTTCCATCTTCCAATTCGATTATTTCTGGGTTGATAGCCTTGCCAATCAAATCTTCGTCGGTTCGCTGGTGATTAAAGTAAACTGGAAGCTCACTAAATGCTTCCAAATTATCCTTCAAAATTGTAGGTTCTATAAAAACTTTCTGGTCACCATCTTCATCATGTACTCCCGATGTTATGGCTATAACCGGATAATCAATAGTTTCTTTACCTATATTTAAAGGTTCTGCTATTTCTAGAGCAAAAGTACGTTTCGAGTCTTCTGAAGTACCATTGGTAACTGCGAATTCCCTTACTGTACCTTCATCAACTCTCATACGGCAAAGTTTTGCCGCCATCTCGTCATAATTGTCTACACCCCTTTTCTTAAGGATAGGTGCAACATCTATAACACAGTTTTCGTATGCGTAATTATCGCTCATTCTTTTCTATCTCCTGTTAGATTTCTATTTTCAACACGTTCTGATTCTTCAGACTTGTCTTCGCCTTTACCGCCAGATAAGTTAGCATTTTCAGCTGTAGGTTGTTGTTCAACTATACCTTCTGGGTCTAGACCTCTTTCTAATCTTACTTCACTAGGTGATAAAACACCTTCTGAAAGATATATCATATCCGTCTTAGCTTTAGTGAATGAATCACTAACATTAATTTGACGGAATGAAAACTTAGCTGTGCCAGATTCTAATTGTGGCATCAGTTGTGAATTAAGCGCAGCTTCCACAGCACTTTGTAAATGTTTAACATAAGGTTCAAAAATAGCACGCGCTTGTTCAGGTTTATCAAACATCGTTACTGGAACCTTTAAAGCTATATGTATCTTCTTTAGAATATCATCTGTATATTTACCATATTCAAACGCTCTTTGTGTACCTTGTAATTCTTTAATAGTTATATCATTACCGTGAATAATATCTTCACCGGGTTCTAAGGTATTGAACGCTGATACAATTTCATTAATTTTGTCAGGACCATAAGGCATATCGGGAAGTCCAGCACTAATATCAAACCTACTAGTAGCGTATTTATTGAGAGCAGCACCAATATCCCGTTCTGCATAATCTTTAAGGTCAACCAAATAAAGAACTGGATGGATGTCACTAAGACCATAAGCATAATCATCAAAGGCGTTATTTTTATATTCAATAATTTCATCCTCTTCAAATCTAACATTTTCCTTGTCATCCCCTATATCTTGATAATAATACATTATTTGACCATTTTCATCTCTTTGTACGAATATATTTTGAGATGAACGTAAAACTAGGTTATCCCCAGTATATTCTAGATAAGAAGTACCAAAAATCCTACCATTACGCAACCAAGAATAGATTAATTGGTCAATATTAATCTCATCAAAAAACTTGGTGATAGCCTCACGCTCTACTTCGTCATCAGTTACGATATCGTAACCATCTTTCGCAGCATATATGCAGGGTAAATCAATTAGAGTCCTAATAATTGGGTCAGAAAGATACACATTCATGTACGTTCTATAATCTCCAATTTGTGGTTCTTTATCGGCTCCACCCCCATAAACTTTCCCCATATTGTTATTTTGAAGCTTAATTCGTTTAATAACACCGGCCCCAAAACTTCTTGGTTCATCTTTATTATAAGATGGGTTAGACCCTACTGTTGCGAATGTACGTTTTTGCCCAAAAAAGGGTAAATAATCTCGTAAAGGCATGGCTATCAATACCTATAACGCGGTAGCAGTATATAAAGGTTTCGCTCAAATACCACCGGGAGCCCCCTTATTTAAACTATTTCTACCTCTTCTAGAGGTATATAAACCTTGTCCTGTCCATCCACCACTGTTTTTATTAATACTCCTTTTCGAAGGCATTGAAACGCTAGAAAATGTACCAGATGAAGGTAACATAGACAAGGCTGCATGTAAAGCTATCGCTGTACTATCACAATAATCGTCATGTTTACCGCTAGGAGCTGATATTTTCTCTGTTTTGTTAGCTGCATCCATAGTATATTCTAAGTCTATATGCTCTCTGTACCATTTATTAACTAATTTTGCTTCTGCAGGCTCCAAATCTTTCGGATGTGGTACCCAAACTTGGTCTTTTTGTAAATATGATACCATATCTCTATAAACTTGTGTTTTTGTACCTTTTGGACCTCCTGTAAAAACGAATGGTATAAAATGTATACCATACTCTATACACGCCACCCTTATATCTTGTTCAATCGCCCCACCAATACCTGTAGCATCAATAATAAGCTTACTAGCACCATAATTATGAGCAATATTAACGATACGCTCACGTTGGTATGGAATATCATGTCCACCAGTCTTAGGACTGATTTCTTCCAAATAAATAAGTGTTGCAACGTTCTGGGTATCGGATTTTGAGGTACTCCAAACACTAATAACAGTGCTATTAACGGATTTACCAATATCCACACCCACAACACAGTTATCAACTGGCGTTCCGGCTTCGAGAAATCCAATTCCTCTTCGGAACGAGCTTCGTAGTAGTTCGGGATTGAAGATGTTGGACGACGACTCGACGAACTCGCACTCATATTCTGTCCTCCAATATATTGAATCTTCCCCCCATTCCATCATCTTTGTGAGCATATCTTCCTCCGTATAAGGTGGGTCGTACGCTCTTCCTCGCTTTACAGCATCTTTCCACGTATAATGTAATCGTGTGAAACTCTCAGAATAAGATTCGTCATACAGATAACGATACATATGGTTTTCTTTTGATTTTGGAGTCCCTAAGTTAATAAAAGGCGCTGTGTTAGATATAATAGATGGTTCTACGTTATCTATAAACAGTTTATCCTCTATCAACGGACTCTCATCCACTATTAGAAAGGTTGGGTGTTGTCCACGTATAGCTTGCCCCTGATTAGATGGAGCAATAGGAGCTCTACGAAGCACCGTACCTCCCTTCATTGTGATATTTGGCTTATTATGGAACCTATAATGGTCTACTAAGCCGTCTAAAAAGGCATTATCTGCAAAATGCCTATAACAGTAATTAAATATCAATGCAGCTTGGTCCTCAGATGGAGCCAAGACAAAAATTAAATCTCTGAATCTCTTAAAGAACATGTAGATACATACAGCTACCGAAAGGGCATAGGATTTGCCTGAGCCCCGTGGAGCCAAAATAGCTACTTTACGGTGTTTAGAACTATCTCCGTCGGGATATGTTAGAGATTCAACAACAATATCCTCTTGCATAGGTCTAAGTTTAAGTGGACGTCTTTTATTATCTATTAAATAAGATTCACAAAAGGCTCTGACTAATAAAGTCATTTTCCTTTTATCATGGCGACACTTTTCAAATATTTCTTCTAATTGTAACGAATCATGAGCCGCTAAACCGCTAATCGCTGCGTTTAACTTCTTCTGTTCGTTCTTTATCGGTGTCTTCATCATCAAATAATCCCTCTAATACTTTAGAAAAGCCTTCAGTATTCTTTTCTACTAAAGTTGGTACTTCTATGTTTAACGCTTTAAATTCTGTATGTATGTCACGAACGACTGCATTTCTTTGTCGCAATAACTCTGTTCGAGCGTTAACATCCCGAATACATATAAGAATTTCTTCCCACAAAATATCTTCAAGAGCAAGATTGCGCGCCAGAAGACGGACAAGTTCTTTATGACGTTCATATTCTCCTTCTCCGACTCGCTGACGTAATCTTTGCTCGTATCCTTCGACGTCCATTACTTGGCTTCGTCGATTGCGGCCTTAACTTTAGATTTGACTAGCGCTGCAAGTTCATCATCTTTTTCATCCCAAGCTGTAATTAATACATTCTTGACTAAAGAGTCTTTAACGTGCTTTTGTGCAGTCTCGTCCATTTTTTCAAAAACCTTTTGTTGGGCTTTTGTTAAATTTTTATCAAGTAACTCATTTAACTCAGCTTCATTATTCTTTATATATTTAAAGACTAATTCTTTGACTGCTGGTACTGTATAAGCAATATATGCGCCCATACCTAGTACTACAGCACATAAAGCCATAAGTAATGGTTCGTCCATGATAATATCTAATAGACCTGATTCTGTTACAGTATCGATAAGAGCTGTTACGTTCCCATCATCAGCAGTATTATTGTCTCCTGCTGTCATGTTGCTATTATCGGCTGTGTTGTTGCTTGTTTCGTTTGCCATAGGTTATTCACCTTCTTTTATATAATGTCATAGCAGTATATAAAGGTTTCGTTGTGTGGCCCCATAAGACGCTAATTGCGTAAAGTCCTGTGGGTTCGTGGTCTTTCTAGAGGCCACATTATACTTACACCGTCTAGCTATATAAAGATTTTGTCAATCTTTACATTTTAGACAGTGTTTAGTACCATCGTATAGATACCCTATTGCGCGACTATTACATAACGGACATCTATTCATGTTCATATTTATTTCTTCTTAGCTACTAATGTAGTACCTGATTCTATTTTATGTTCTTGCTCTTGAGCTTTAGCTTCTATCATTTGAGCTTGTTTCTGAGCTTGGTCATTATAATCAATAACTGCTTGAGCTTTTACTTTATAGAATGCTGTTTTTTCTGCTTGTTCTTGTTTCCAAACATCTAAGGCATCTTTAATAATGAGCAATGCTGGACCACCCAAGATTGCTATTAATGTTGTATATCCTTCGATTTGTTCAAGAACAGAGTCGTCTTGCAATCCGCTGTGTATAACGAATCCTGCAAAACCTACCCATAGTAATACTAAAGGTACAGCTATCATAAACATAAAAATATCATTAAATGTCACTCCTTCACTTGCTGTGTCTTTACTCATTCTTTCAGTCCTCCTTTTCTTTGGTTCTATTTTCGGTTGTTTTTTCTCTGGAAGTTTTATCTTTGGTATCTTGATACCTGACAATAACCTCCATATCAATGTAATTAGGAATATAATAAATGCCGTAGCTGCTACTGCTAATAGTGTTATTATTAACATTAAAAGTATATTTGTAGCTAAGTCTATCATTTATCATTCTTCCTCCTCGAAATTTTCCTCAAAATTGTTGAGTGTCACTTCCTTAAACATTGCTTTTAAATCGTCCATTTCAGATATAATTTTAGCTAACATATTTGTAAGTACAAGCATTTGACTTGCTTTCATACTGTTAACTCCCATCCTGTTTCTTCTATTGAATTACCGTAATGTGGCCAGTTGGATGAGTATCCAACATATTCACCATCATCAAAATAATCTCCATTACCGTCAAAATCTGCATAATAAGATGTATGTACAAACCAATAACCATTATAAATATCTTCGAATTTTTCATCAAATTCTTCATCAAATAGTTGTTCCCATTCGAACCAATGCTCATCTTCAAACCAACCTGAAACATTTAAAAATATTTCAGTGTAAGCAACAGTATCATAACTCATTGTTTTATTACCATCCTCATCTTCATTAATAAAAATATGTACTAAATCATAATAAACTAAAACTGGTAAAGGGTCTTCCATGTCATCACAATTTGTATCAAAATCCATATAAAAATCAATACTGTGATTAGAAGGTCTTGAAAAGTTCCCATGACTTAGTCCATCCCAAGCATATAATTCTGTGTGGTTACAATGGTTTTCTTCATTCTCATAATCACAACTACCGTCATCTTCAGTAGCTCTATCATTATAGTTGTTTGCATCTACATCCATACAACCGTAAACTGTTTCATTAGTGTTAGTTTCGTTACCTTCACCAGTACCATTCTGGTTAGGTGGGTAATTACATCTATTATTATCGTGTGTAGCTTGTGGGTCGTAATTTAATGCATTAGAATCCATACAACCATACACAACAGGAGGAGGGAATACACAACTTCCATTATCAAATGTAGCATCAGATTTATAGTTGACAGCTGTAACGTCCATGCATCCACCCTTTGACACAGGCTCTTCCTCTCCTCCGAAAAGTTCATTAAGCACGCTTAACTCCGCACCGCTTCCAAAAAAAGCTAATATTAACACTGTTAATATAGAACCTATTTTTTGACCTAACTTAGTTTCACCTAGTTTATCACCAGCTTTACCTATAGTTTCGAAGAGTCCTTCTTCTTCATCAGGTTTTTTTGAACCGCCTCCTAAGCCTAAAGCTTCTCGTTCCTCGTCAGAAATCACAGAGATGGCCCCATAATCGTCGCGCGCCATGTGTATCTTTAGCACGCGATAGTATATAAAGGTTTCCCTAGATATAAGGTAAGTTGGAGTGCGTATATCCTTATTTGCACTCCTAATCTTAAGGTATAAGGTTTATCTATCCAAAATACATCATTTTGCATATCTTAAAGTATACCAAAATGCAGCAGACAGCAAAGTTAATCCAAACATCGCTGCTATCGCTTGTACCATAGGTCCGTCCATTATCATTTAACCTCCTCTTCTTCTGGTTGATTCATATATTTGTCAATATCATCCTCAGAAAGTGTAGCATTTTCCGCTTTAGCATACTTCTTTTTAGATTTATACCCACTTTTAGGCTTCCAAACAGGTATTTCTGCATCACAAGGGCCGTCCTTACTACTGTGGAACGAACACCACTTACATAAATTCTGTGGTTTTTGGTCAAAATCTTCTTCTTCGTGCTTTTCTTTGAGTAAATCGTGTACTCCTACAATTATTTCCTTAGCTTCGTCTAAAACTTGTTGATTTACTTTGACATAAAAGGTGTCATCGAAACGTAAATACGAAACGCCAACAAAATTTGGCATGTCACCCATCTCTAAAGTGTATAAAAACGCATAAATAATCAACTGTACATAGTAATCATCAGGTAAATATGGACCATATCGCTTACTTGTTTTGTAATCAAGTAGTGTTGTACCACCATCAAAGTCATTACAAACGACATCTACTATACCAATAACGTTATATTTCTGTGATTTTACCCATTTTTCAGCATATTTAGGTGCTACACTGTTCCAAGCCTGCCATTTTGACTTGTAAATCTTCCAATCAACCATCTCATTGAGTTTTTTATCGACAGCTTTTACGAAATTTACCAAAATATCGTGCGTTTCTACTCTCATTGCTGCTATTTCTTCGTCAGAATGTATATCCCACAACCATTTATGTTTTTCAATCTTGTCTGCCCATCCATTTTCAAACTCATTTAGTATCCATTCATGAGGATTACCCTTCTCCCATGCGCTAAAGCTCTTAAATTGTGTCTTAAACAAATCCTCAAGAATCGCATGAACTAGCGTTCCGCGAAATAAATGGATGGTTTTCTGTTCTGGCAACTTAGCGATGTACTTATAGTAAAACTCGCGTTGACATTTTCGAAATGTATTTATCTTCGAAGGACTTAAACGCATCGAACTAGCTTCCCAGTCGTCTGACATTAACAAATCACCCCTTCTAAATCTATTTTTTTACTCGTTCGGGCTCTATTAGGCTCCCCACGTGCTATTTTGAGCAGAATGAGGTACCCAATTAAGTCATCTAACGTATCCTCTGTAGCATCGTTGAGCCCAGAGTTCGCAATACGGCTCAACTTGTCGTCAATTCGAGCACAAATCGCGGCTGCATTATCTAACTTAGAAAAAACATTAATAGGCTCTACTGCACTATTGCCATATTTTAAGTTCTTTTCCAAGAGTAAAGTTTTGATGTCTTCACATGTTGTTGCTATTTTCGCTGATATCTTTGTCATACACTCCAAAAGTCTAGACCCTATATAAAGGTTTGCTTCATTAGAACTCCCCCCCATGCTTAGTGGAGCCCACTTGCGGTAATAACAGCCAGTGACATGTGGAGCCCTAATAACTAAGAGGCACTACTGTTCTCCCTTTAGTTTGCTTAATATATCTTTACTAATATAGCTATATATCTATATTAGAGCTACGCGCGTAGGATAGACTTTCAAAAAATGACTCGATTTGTTTAAACCCCTACCAACGTAAAAGAGAGTATATGCCTAAAAAGTTTTAGACGGGGGGTAGTATAACAAAACATATATAACTGAGATGTATATTGCGGGGTAAGTGGCTATAGTTTCACATCGCCACTTACCCCGCAATATACATCTCAGTTATATATTGCGGGGTAAG